GCCCCTAATGGGGGTATATACACTCACGCTGGTTTAGGCCAAACTTACGTTGATGTAAACGCAGGCGACGGGTACACCGCTAACGACGCCACTTTGGCTAACGACATTGACGCTGGCAGCCAGTTCATTGTCAGCGGATCTTATTACTGCGCTCCATAAAGGAAAAAACAAATGGCATTAAGTAAAGCAATAGTGGTGGACAAGATCGAGGTCCACGAAAAAGGTCAGGTTGGTGTGCGAACAGCAACGGTGGTAAGCGAGGACGGCGTTGAGTTGAGTCGTAGTTACCATCGTCACGTTCTGTCACCAGGTGCTGACACTTCAGGTGAGGACACGCGGGTTGCGGCTGTAGCCGCTGCTACGTGGACTTCTGAGGTTGTTTCCGCTTGGGATGCTTTTACAGCTGCAAGTTAATAACTGTCTCCGATGGACACCCCAACTGATATCCGACAAGTGAGGGTGCCTACCGTTGCAGTGGGTTTAGTTCTGTCTGTAGCGGCAATAGTTGGCACAGTTACGTGGTCATCGGCACGTTTAGTGGCACGCATTGACCATTTGGAAGCCACTGTTTCTTCGATTGAAGAAACTATGGACATGAACTCGTACGCAAGGGCCGCCGATTTGGAAGATCTTCAACTCACAGTTGATTCGTTATCTGTTTCTATGCGCCAGTTAGGCGACATGATTGATCCCGACTGGTCGGTAGAGGGCTAAGTGTCAGTTGTTTATAAACCAACGCACAAGTTTTTGGGACAGAACGCTACTTCTATTGAGTACGAACTCCGCCAGTTATCTCAGACATTGAAAGCACAAAAAGCCGAGATGGACGCAAACACGTTACAGATTTTTGGAAGGCGTAATTAATGGCTATTAGACAAGCAGCTTCAGAAATGGGAACCAAAGTCGGCGACGAGTCTTTGACCGTTGCCGCCTCGGCTATCGGTCTGGCTTCTATTCCTTCTGACGCTGTGGCAGCGATGATTACTAATGGTGCTGAGGCAATCAGGATGAGGTGGGGTACCCCCACCACATCTGTCGGGCATTACTTGAATCCGTACAGCACCGCTGAACTGGTGAACAACGATCTGGCTGCTATCAAGTTTATTCGTGTAGGTAGTTCTAGTTCCACTATTTTCGTTACGTACTTTGGAGCCTGAAGATGCCGTTGAATCGGATTTCGCAAAGGGTTGTAGATCAGACCTCGACGGGCGACATTACGGATGTAACTGCGGGTTCAGGTTTGGCGGGTGGCGGTTCGACGGGTGCCGTAACCCTTACTGTCGATACGGACGCCAAGGGCGATCTGATTGTAGGCACAGGTGCGGATGCTGCCACGAAGTTGACGGTAGGCAGCAACACTTATGTTCTTACTGCCGATTCAAGCACTTCGAGTGGTCTTTCTTGGGCGGCTCCAACTACGGGGGATATCACGGGTGTAACTGCGGGAACCGCTCTTAGCGGCGGCGGCAGTTCAGGTGCGGTCACAATAAATGTTGATGTTCAAACTGGCACGCTGTTGTTGGCGGGCCAGATATTTGGTTAAGGAGTAAGAAGATGGCTTTAATGGGTTCAGACCAAGCAAAGTTGGAGCAAGATGACCAATCGCGCGCAGTTCTTGATTGGCTTGGTTCAAGTGGTGCTCAGAACTTGTTGAAACAAGTTTCTGCGGATCGCGCTCAGACAGCTGACAAGCCTGATATTCAGCGTGGTCAGGAAGAGGTGCAGCGGCGTCGTGACGACGCCGTGCATAACTGGTTGAATACTCCTGAGGCGCAGCGGTTTATAATGGGCCGTGGGGATGCTGATATTGCGATGCGTCAGCAGGGTCAGCGTGGCCCTGGTACGGTCGGTAGTCCGCAACAGGGCCGCTACCAGCGACAGCCCGACCGACAGCCCGACATGGGCTTTCCTGGTATGGGCGGGGCACCGCAACCTGACATGGGCTTTCCTGGTATGGGCGGAAGTTACAACCCAGCAACAATGGATCCGCCTGCGGGACGTGGCTATCGTCCACCGCGACCTGACATGGGTTTCCCTGGGATGGGAGCGCAGTCTTTCCCTCAGCAGTCGATGACGCAACTGCCCAATCGACGACTGCAAATACCCCCAGTTGATGACATGTTTCCTGGTATGGGGAGTCAAGGCAGCGGGCCTATGGGGCCGTCGCTAGAAGAGCGTGAACTACAAGCCAGATTGGCTCGTCGTAATCGAATGCTGCAAAGTCTTGCAGCACTTCAGCAAGGTAGCGGCCCTGACGGCGGTTTCGCTGGTATGGGACAACAAGGGGGCTTTGGCTACTCATACCCTGGAATGTATTAGGAGGTTTCAATGCCTCATATCAAAGGGAATATAGGACACACGACGCCAGCAAATAAGGTCAAGAACTCGACGTATTCTACGTCGAACAAGTTCAGTGGCCCTGACATAGGTTTTCCTGGGATGGGACCCATTCAACGTCCTAGTGTGCCGCGACTTCCGCCACAAGGCCAAGCACGAACTTTGCCAGGGACTCGGCCGCCCGCGCAACAGCAGCCACGAACTTTGCCAGGGCAGTCGCCGACGGGTGTTGGGAAGCGTTATGTGTCGCCTGCGGCGGTAGATCGCAGGGCGACTACACAGCCGTCAAACGCTGCTGACAGGAACATGATCGCTCAGGCCAATCGGGCTGGTGCGGGTTCTTATGATCGCACAGTGTTTTCGCCTCAGGAGTTGATGCAGGCTGCTACTTCGGGTGCGGCTACGGCTCCAGCCGCAAACGCAGTTCAGGTTCAGCGTGGTGCTGCCGATAGGAACATGATCGCTCAGGCCAATCGTGCTGGTGCGGGTTCTTACAATCCGAACGCTTCAGCGATAAATGCTGCGGCCCGTCGGTCGCGTCAGACGGCGGCCCCGTCTGCCCCGTCGCAGGCAAACTTGTCGGCACAACGGGCGGCGGCGGCAGCGAAGGCTTATCAGGATCCTGCCACGTATGCTAAGTCTCAGACGGTTGCCCCGTCTGCCCCGTCGCAGCAAGCGTTGGCTGCTTTACAGTTGATGCGTTCTCCTGGTACCGCAGCGGGTACACCGACGGCTCCGTCTGCCCCGTCGCAGCAAGCGTTGGCTGCTTTACAATTGATGCGGTCACCTGGTACCGCTACAAGCGATAGTCAAGCAGTTGCGGATATGGCATTCCCAGGAATGGGACCCACCCCTGATATGGCATTCCCAGGAATGGGATCTCCTCAACGAGATTATTCAGGTTTGGATCTCACATCGCGGGCGAACAGTAACGCGCGGATGGTGTTGCCATCCGCCGTCGAGCAGCGTGCGGCCATCGAAGCAGGAGGGACCGCTTACACCCCTGAGCAGACGGCCCGTATTGACCAGATCCAAGACAACAAGGTAATGGAGTGGTTGGGTACTGAGGGTGCCCAGAACTTGTTGGCGCAGAACGCCGCAGCAGCGGCGCCTGCGGCTGCGCCTGCGCCTGCGGCTGCGCCTGCGGCTGCGGCTGCGAACAACGATGCGCCGATCACCGATCCAATCGGCATGTGGACTGATCCGACCAGCGGGGGTCAGATGCCTGACCCTGCTGACGCTAACGCTTGGCAGGCGATGCAGGAAGCTGTTAACCGCGAGTTCGGCGGGAATAATCAAAGCATCTATAACCCTACGTACAGCAGTGGGGGTAACCAAATTGTTCCCGACTTAGGAATCGGCACAGGAGGTACTCCCTCCTTGGGAAACGGTTCAGGAGGCGAACTGGGTGTTTGGGATCCAAACACGAATGAATACCTGCAACTTGGTTTGGGTTTATCCCAAAACGAGTCGGACTATGGGGCTATTGGTGAGCGTCGGGGTTGGTTCGATCAAGCTCAGGACCGCAAATGGGATGCTTATAACCGTGGGTTGCCTGGACAATTCAATGCTAGAGGCATGGGTGATTCTGGTTTGTTGACGCGCGCTGAAGGTTTGGCTGCTAGCGACAGGAAGTTTGAAGACGATCTGAGAACTTACGGAGACATCGAGTCTGAGGAAGCTTTGAAGCGGGCAAGGATGGGTTTGTTTGCCGACTTTGAAAGCGGCATTACTCAGAACATGTTCAACAGTTTTCAAGATGGATCTATAGTTCCGATGCCGACGGCCTCATTGCCGCCGATGCAGTTCCGTCCTGAAAGTGGTCAAGGCGTTGAGGCTGCTATCGCCCAGCTGGCGACTGGGCAGGTTCCTTCTATGATCCCTGGTCAGGGCGTTTCGCCTGGTTCTTATACAGAGTTTTCCATGCCTGAAGGCGATTTAGATGCATGGTATGCAGAGCAAGGGATATTTTAATGGGTTACAGGGTAGGCCACTGATGGGTATTTGGGATTCGATTAAGGGTGGCGCTGGGGCTGCTTGGGATCATACGGGCGGCAAATTGGCTGCGGTTCCCTCTAATGCTTGGGATGCCCACCAGCGGGCCAACGAGGAAGGCCGTATCTTTGGGCTGAACCCCGACAAGAGTCTATATCAGGGTCTGGACGGGGTGGCTGACTTTGCAAAAGGGGCCGCCAATGTGGGTTTCGATGTGTCGCCTCCAGGTATTGCATGGAACCTAAACAAATATCTAAAGGGCCAGTGGTCGCCTACCGTTTCCGAGGAGCAGACGGCGCTTGAGGAAGCGTACAACGCGGCTGCTGCCAAAGGGGCATGGGATAGGCCATTCCACAACGCGGAAACTGATGCGCGTTTAGCTGGGTTTGCACCTCAAGAAAACGACCCGTTTACACGTCCCGACTTTGATCCGAATGCTATCACGGGGCCTTACGACTCCTATTTAGATTCTGCGGACTCTGCGTTTAACTCATACATGGGATTGTTGGAAGGCATTTCTACCAGTCCACGCACGAGCCGTATCGAGGGAATGTACAAAATGGCTCAGGATGAAGCAAATCGTCGTTTGCAATCTGCCGAAAAGTTTGAAAGCAGCGGACAGCAACGCATTGATACTGATGCTGACATCATGTACGGCAATCTTGAAATTATGGAAGACAAGTTTCTGAATCGTTTAGACAAGATTCAGTCTCGTCGGGAAAAGACTCGTAGTGAACGTGAAACTGAAAGAAACGCTGTCATAGCGGAAACTGCTGGTTCTTTAGGTGACGCAGGCGCAGCGTTTCTAGTTGAAGCAACTAGAAGCGGCGACATTCTTGGTAGTCAACGTGACCGCAACACGACTCACATGGATGACATGGATGCTTTGTTTGCTGGCTGGTCTTTGGATCGCACAATGTCGGCGCAAGGATTAGAGAAGCAGGAACGTCGTAAACTTGTTGACGACGTGTTAGCCATGAAAGAAGCGGCCCACGAGTTCAGGTATGAAGCGGGGCAAGATTTTCAAGAACGCATGTTTACTGCTGAAGAGTCAGCTGCTAGCCGTCAAGCTGACATGGACAAGGTTATGGCAGAGTTGCGTTTTGCTAATGCCAACACTAGGGCAGATATTGGTTTTAAACGTGATGTTGCTTTGGGTGAGGCTCAAGACGAGTTTGACAGCGAATGGGATCGTGCTCAAGCGTTTTATGAGAATCCTGTTACGGCGAATGCTTTCTTCGGGATGGATCCGTCGATGATGGGTGGCGCTGATCCGTCGGAGTTTGTTGACTACTGGTTGGCGATTCAGGAAATGCAGAGCAAAAATGCTGGCGACGACATAGGCCCGATAGTTATAGATCCCGTCTACGGTGCGCCCTGGTCGGGTGGATACGTAATTGATCCAGCCACGGGACAGCCAGTGTTTGACCCGTCGGGGATGGGTTCTATTTCAGAGGCCGTTGGCATGGACACGGGCGACCTCGTTTCTAACATTTATACTCCCCCAGGTCTGTAATGGTTACCGTTCCACGGTCGGCCTTGGCGAAGGCGGTAGCGGGGATCCCCCGCGTAGCGCCGCTTCCGAGCATTGCGGGCATCACTGGCGGTGCGGCACGGCGCGCACCGCAGGTGCTTGGGTCATACGATCCTGGCTTTGACGACGATCAGGGGTTCTTCAAGAACCTGTTGACTGGTCCCGTCGGGCAGGCTCTTTCCACCATTGATTTGGGCCGTTCGGCGGTGGTGTCCACCGTCAAGGAGGGCGTGGACCTGTTGCAGGGGGAAGGGTTCTCTGGGGCTGATTGGGTAAACCAAGTGAAAACCCATTACGGGTTTGGTGACATTCTTCGTGACGAGAATATTGATCTAGGCAAGTGGGGGAACCGCGCTGTTGGTTTCATAGGCGATGTGGCGTTGGATCCGTTGACGTATGCGACGTTGGGTTCTGCGACGTTGGCGAAGGCTACGGCCCGTGAGGTTGCCGACCAGTTGGTTTTGGCAGGCAACAAGGCTGCTGCAACACGGGTTCTTAAGTCGGGGTCGAAGCTGGCTGCGGGCGGTAAGGCGTTGCGTGGTGTCGGCTATGATGTCGGGTTGAGCATGTCGATGCCTGGTACGGGCATGTTTGGGCGTGCTGTCAGGATGGACAGGGCTTTAAACACGATCACTGGTGGCGCCATCGGTCGCCGCCGTGCGGCCCAGTGGGCACCGTGGTTCCAGACAACTGGGGCTAAGTACGGTATGAGTGCGAAGCAGTCGCAGGAGTTGTTTGCGAAGGCGGTTGGTAGTAGTCGGACTCAGGCCCGCCAGTTGCTGGATGAAGAAGCCAGGGCGCTGGCTCTGAAGCAGCAGCCGTTCGGGCCGACGTATCCGAAGGCTTTGCAGGAAACCACGGAGGGGATTTCTGACGAACTGTTTGCCTTGTCCAACAGGGCGAGAACGTCGCGGGTGGATTTGTTCTGGCGTAACGGTAAAGCTTCTGTTGATTTGCCAAGTTGGCAGCGTTCCACCCAAATGATGGGTGGAGAAACAGTTGAAGGTGTTGCTGGCGGTATAGGTGGGTGCGCTACTCGTGGCGGCGACAACGTGGTTATCCGCATGGCAGCGTCGGCCCCTGGACGGGTGATGCAAAGCGCGTTGCGTTCACGCATTGGGAAGAACTTGTCCAAGGGGTTGGATCAGAAGGCGAAGCGGACGAAGTTCATGTTGGACGCTTTGGATTCTGGCGATGCGCTTTCGTATCAGGCGGCACGGGTTGTTGAGGATGGCGTGACCAAGGGTCACGCCAACAATGGGAAGTTCGCTGAAGCTGTAGATCGTTTGCAGTCGAGGATGCTGGGCGAAGCCCACAAAGGCGGCTTCGATATTTCCCACACCACACCTGGCCCTATATTTAATAAAACGACAGGCGCTATGTCGGAGAGAGCCAAGGGCGCTGCGATTCTGTTAGACGCTATGGATGAGCCGTGGAGGTATGCCGATGGCACGCTGAACCCGAACCTTGAAGATTTTAAGAATCATGTCTTGCAGAACCGTCGCGTTGACACTGTGCAGCCTGAGAAGCTGCATGAGGAGTTGCGGAAGTTTTGGGATGAGATGGGTGAGACGTGGGAGACGTTGACTGGTCGCAAAATTGACAGCGATCTGACCTCTGGCGAGGTGTTTGTGACTCGCCGTATGACGCCTGAGGCGCGGGAGGCGGCGAAGAACGAGGGTTGGTATAGAACGATGAAAGAGTCGGCGGACGCTATGGGTGAACGCCTTGGCCCTGACGAAGTTCAAGGCAGAATAAACAATGATATTAGGGATGTTGCGTATTCTCAGAAGGAACGTGCTTTCAAGGCGGGCGGGACGTTCACTTGGAAGGGTAGGGAGTTTGAGATTCTTGCGCCTGGTACTTCAACGGGTGTGGGTAAAGCCGCTCCTTCGGTGCGCCGACAGATCATCAACTTCTTGAGAGAAGTCGATCCTGAGATCGCAGACAACTTCTTTATTTCTGACACGGCGAAACTGATCGACACGTACAAGATCGCTCAAGGCCGTGAGATCTTGTGGGCTTCCATCGAAAGAGAATTAGCTTCTAACGGCCTCTTTGTTGAGACTTCCACCTATGACGATTACGTCAAGTTGATGGCGAACGCAGAGAAAAGCGCCAAGGAAGCGCGAAATGCTTCCGTTAAGGCCACAGCGAAAGCACAGAACAAAAGGAAGTCTGCTCAAGAAGCGGCAGCTAGGGCTAAGGATGAGTGGGATGAGTCGCGGCGTCTGCGTGGCGACGCGGATGATGCTGCGACGCAAGCTAACGCTAAGGCGGAGTCCGATTTGAATGCGTTGGATCCGAGGATCGCTCAGGTGCAGCGGGCGATTCTGAATCTGACTGACGAGATTGACGGCAAGTTGCGGGATGCGGGAACGAAGCGTTTCCGCACCGCTCCTGATGTCGCGGATGCTCAACGTGATCTGTTCGACATGTCGATTGCGTTGGAGTCCACGACCCGTCTGGCCCGCATGTTGAACACGGTGGCCGACAGCATCACCGCCCGAGGCGCAGCCCAAGGCGCTGTCGGTGTTGAACGACCCTCGATGACGGTTGCAACGGAAACAGGAAAACAACGGGCCGCTGCCTACACAAAGATTCTCGCCCAGTTGGAACTGACGAAAGACCTGATCGGTATAGCGCAACGCAAGGCAGGTCAGTTGGGTGCGTTGGACCGCACCGTGCAAGATGTCCAAGACCTGGTTGACGGGCTGTTAGGCAAGTCCCGTCAAGGGCTGGCCCGCGCGGACGCACCGAAATACATCCAGAACTATGTGGATCAGGTCGATGAGGTTCGCAGGTTAAGCAACGAGTTAGACATGGAAATTATGGGGCAGAACGCTAAGTGGGAGTCTCCTAAAAGTCTTGCTGATTTGACGGACCGTAACTGGGTGGAGCAAGCGCGTCTCAGGTTGCAACAGAACTTTACTGCCGATGTGGCGGATCGGGCTGAAGCTTTGAAGTTGGGGGCTGATGCTGACGTTGTTGGCACGACCCCCAGGGGTTCTCTGATTGACATTGAGGCGGAGCGGTTAACGATTGAGGCTGTTCGACGCGAAGCGTTGCAGGAGGTTGTGAACACGAACAAGCGCGCTCAGGATGCTTGGGTTAAAGGTTCTCGTCTCGCAGGGTTTGACCCGATGGGTGGCCCTGTAGGTGGGGGCGGACCATACACAGGAAAAAATAAGAATTACCCGAATGCTGCACGAGCTTTCAAAGAAGCCGAAGCTTTAGATTTGGAATCGCAGCGTCTCGCTGCGGAAGCCAAATTGATGGACACCGAGATAGGGGAAATTTTAGAAACCGATATTGGTCGGTTCCAGCAAGCTGAAAACATGTTTAAAGACATGACCAGCGGCAGGTACGTAGACCCCGAGATGAGCACGGCTGCTCTTCAAGCAGGCTTTCATAACGGTGCTCTTCCTTTCGGACCTACGGCTAATGGGCGACCCATGTACATGTCGATCCTTACTGCTGGTGACGCCTCTAATAGGGCGGCGAACGAACTCGCTAACAGAGAGTTCTTAGACATGATGAGATCCACGTTGAACTCTGGGGCTGGAACAAATAACCAGTTTTGGAAGGCGTGGGATTCGATGACAGGTTATTTCAAGGCACAGGCCATAGCGCGACCTGCGTTTATTCAACGTAACCTTTTGGGCGGCGTGTTCAACAACGTCTTGGCGGGGATGCAGTTCGACAACATGTTCATCTACTTGAAGGCACGCAATCGGGCCATGAAGGCAGGCTGGAACGATGCGCTGGAAGAAGCTGGGGTAGATCCTCGTCAATGGGAAGGCAGCTACAAAGATTTCTTAGGGAAGCGACCTGCCGATTTGAAACGACGCGCCGCAGAGTTGGGTGCAGCCAAGTTGGCGAAGAACCCAGAAGACGTGGTGATGCGAGACTTCAACAG